TTATTCTGATTCTACAGTAAAACTTGAAGTTATACTTTCAAATTCTGCTACTACATCAGAAAGTAAGTCTACATCAAAGGTTCCTGTAAAACTATTTGAAATTTGCCCGTTTTCCTGCCGATTGGCTGAAAAGTAATTTTGTCCTTTCGTACCCGACACCTGAATTGTTTTGAGTTTATCGTCCGAACTTTCGACTGAAAAATTTAAATTCCAGCCGTTTGTTCCAGCTGTGGAAACTTCTTTTGTCGTTGTTTTTTTGTTTTCTCTGTTCATGATATTGATAATTTTATGTGTTTTAATGTGTATTAATTTCAACCCAGTAACTGCCGTCAAAAATGTAGGATCGACATTGCTTAAAATATAGCAATGTAGCTCCTACAGCATTATTGCCTAAGTCAAGTATTTGCTTGCCGTTCGGCTGTAATGTTGCTCCTCCTGCAGATGCGTTTTTGACATTTATATATCTTCCCGTTTCGGGATTGCTTGGAAAAAATACATTTGGATTACCTGTGCCGCCATTTAGAGATACAATTTTCACCAAAAATGCATTTTCGTTTATCATTGTGTTTGCCTGCGTAATCACTTGCACACCTACACAAACCCCTTTGAGTGCAACTTGACCGTTCCCGACGACAAGTGCAAGGTTTTTATTTAAAAATGAGTTACGTGCGTTTAAGTACATCGCAATATTTGTATCTCCTCCCGAATCGTAGGATTCAAACCAAGCTGGTATGGGAATTCCAAGCGTTGCTGGGGCTGCGTTAGAACCTATAGCCGCACTAGTGCTATTCCCGTAGATAGCTATACCTCCATTACCAGAGGTATCATAGAGATATCCAGACGATATTTGCATCGATCCGATTCTACTGCTACCAGTAACATTAAGATTTACAGCTTCAATGTATTGGGCAAATAATGACTGTACGTCTATCTCAGAAGCTGTGATAAGTCCTGCACTAATAATTAAGGCACGTACAGCAATTGCGTTTAAAAGATCAGTATCGATCTGACCGCCAGTAATGATTGTTTTACCCGTTGGCAATGTATCGATACCAGTTTTTTGTTTTAATACATCCAGCAAACCTTGCAATACTGACACCTGCTGATCGGTGTGATTATTTGCATTTTGCTGCGCCTGATCTGCGACTTGTTGAGCGTGTTGTTTTGCTGCATTTAAATTAGCTTGTGCCTGATCAATGCGAGCTTGTTCCTCAGCGGTAATCTTACCGTCAGCATAGGCATCGGCCTGCGCTTTCAACAAGACATCCTGTGCATCAGCATAAGCCTTTGCGGCATTGGCTTTAGCAGTTGCGTCCGCAATGGCTCTAGCTTCCGCATCGGTGATCTTACCGTCCGCATAAGCCTTGGTCTGCGTTTCCTTCAAGTTATCCTGTGCATCGGAGTAGGCTTTGGAAGCTGCAACCGACTCGGTGATCTGCGCCTGCAAATCCTCGGGTGCTGGTGTCCAGTCGGTCGCCTTGTTGCCTCTCTCTATCTTAATGTCTTTAAAAAAGAAATATAACCAACTTAATGCACCAAAATCAACGAAATTGTATAATTCGCCGCTATAGTTGGTTACATTATATGAATATTCAAAATAAGTCCAATTGTTGTCAGATGTAAAATAAAATCTCTTGGTATCACCATCACAGAAATCTATGTCAAAAGCACCTTCAACATTTTGCGTACCCCTAACATAACCAGATATTGTCCATAAACCGTTACTATTAATGACTTTTTCAAATCTAATGTTGGTATTACCGTTCTGATTACCTGCTAAATTAAAACCATTTGGCACATTACCTGTATGTCGTTCCTCAATTACACTTTCATAAACACTTAATACTGTAAACTTATTAGAATAATAGTTCCTGCCTCCAACACTCAAAGCCTGCAAAGCAGCACTTATATTCGCACTACTTGCTGCTATAGCGTTAGCCTGTGCTTGATTTGCCTGAGCGTCTGCATGGCCTTTGGCTTCATTCAGCTTTGCCTGTGCATCTGCGATCGCACGCTGTTCCTCTGCATCAACAACACCGTCCGCATAGGCATTAGTTTCAACCTTCGTTAAATTGTCCTGCGCATCCGCATAGGCTTTAGACGCTTGCAAATTGGCCTGCGCTTGGTTTATACGTGCCCGTTCTTCCGCTGTTACCTTACCGTCAGCATAGGCATCGGCCTGCGCTTTCAATAAGATATCCTGTGCATCTGCATAAGCCTTTGCGGCATTGGCTTTAGCAGTTGCGTCCGCAATGGCTCTAGCTTCCGCATCGGTGATCTTACCGTCCGCATAAGCCTTGGTCTGCGTTTCCTTCAAGTTATCCTGTGCATCGGAGTAGGCTTTGGAAGCTGCAACCGACTCGGTGATCTGCGCCTGCAAATCCTCGGGTGCTGGTGTCCAGTCGGTCGCCTTGTTGCCTCTCTCTATCTTAATGTCTTTAAAAAAGAAATATAACCAACTTAATGCACCAAAATCAACGAAATTGTATAATTCGCCGCTATAGTTGGTTACATTATATGAATATTCAAAATAAGTCCAATTGTTGTCAGATGTAAAATAAAATCTCTTGGTATCACCATCACAGAAATCTATGTCAAAAGCACCTTCAACATTTTGCGTACCCCTAACATAACCAGATATTGTCCATAAACCGTTACTATTAATGACTTTTTCAAATCTAATGTTGGTATTACCGTTCTGATTACCTGCTAAATTAAAACCATTTGGCACATTACCTGTATGTCGTTCCTCAATTACACTTTCATAAACACTTAATACTGTAAACTTATTAGAATAATAGTTCCTGCCTCCAACACTCAAAGCCTGCAAAGCAGCACTTATATTCGCACTCGACGCAGCGATAGCATTCGCTTGTGCCTCGCCCTTTGCCTGCTCGATTGCACTTTCCACACTTTGCCCATTCGCAAAAGAAATCACACCTCTGATCTCGCCTGTGTCAAGATCAAACCACGTATTGCCGTCCATCGACTTTATTCTACCAGTAGTAACTTGACCACCCACGATATACGTCACGCCGTTGGTCGCATAAAAGTACCTTTTGCCGTCCTCGGCCACTGGGTACAGTACTCCGATCTGAAAATTATAGAAACCTGCTTGATCTTCAACCTTGATCGGCTCAATAGACAAATTGAAAGTACCGATCAGCTGCGATTTGTTACATTTTGCTGAAAGGTAATAAGCTTTGTCTGCAATCAGATTGTCGAAGGTCACACCCGACATTTCCCAAATGAACCCAGCCGCTATCTTTATTTCCCGATGCTGCAAGTAACCAGATGATACATTAAATCGATTAGCAGAACCCATGAAGTTTGGCTGCATCGTAATCTCACTAAGCACAAAGTTTTGCGAAACTGCACCAACGGAAAGCATACTTGTTTCGATTGATAACGGCTTGATCCGATCCGTGTCAAAGTAATCATCCGAGTCAAACACCATGTTTTGGAGTTCTCGCATACGCAATGCATTTGCACGTGCGATCTCCGCAGTATTGCGTCTGATCTGACCGCTCAAAATAATCTGATCTTGCAAATCTTTATAAACCTTATCATTTACTTTCGCATATGAAGTATTACCAACCTCAGCCGTGAATTTTATACCGCTAATCAACTTGTGGCGAAAAATTGCAGGGTATGACACCTTTTGAATAGTCATTTGCTCATCGAGATCAATATCCAAATCCTGAACTGTTATAATATCACCTGACTCTAAAATCAATCCATTCTGTTTCAAAAAAAGCACATCAGCATTCAAGCTATAAACAACCTTTGGCACGCTATCTTTTGCAAGGGATTCGGCACGCTTGGTCACCAGCTCGGCTTTTGCCGCATCGATGTAAGTTTCCGGCATAATGAGACCGGTCAACGTATACTGATCGCCCACCTCCGCAACAACGGAACCGAAAGGCATTAATCCACCTTGTTTATCTTCAACAGCTTTATACGTTATTTCCTTTCGTGAATGATTATAGGATGATACGATAAATTCCTGACCATTGAGCGAACCTGACTTAAACATGATTTTAATATCGTTTTCTCCAGCCCGTTGCCCATTCAAGTCAAATTCCAAAGTAGTGTCAACTAGCGAATATGTCTTATCATTCACCTTGCTTACAGACGTTGCCGTACCCGTACGATGAGGGTAAACATCATCAAAAGTATAATAGATTGGCTTCACACCATACTTATCGACATTAGACTCAATATAGCCATCCAGTGCCAACCGCTTACCACCGTACGAGGGCGGCAAATTATTAACCGAGCCAAGTGCATAAGCCCGTGTCTTGATCGACGAATCTTTAAGGTAGTCACGTGTCAGATCATACAAGCCATTGCCCCGTCCTTGCGACAATACCACATTGCGGACAGTGCCAATATTCTTGGACAAGGTGATAACCTTATTTTTAATTTTCCATTCCAGCCCGAACGCTTCCGCAACGGTGTTAAGTGCCGAAAGACAATGTACGTTGTCAAATTCAAAATGCTGTGGTTCGACAGAATCAACCACGCCAGCCGTCCAACCTGCATCCAACGTATTGATATTCGTAAGGATCAACGAAAGCAGAACAGCTGCATCACCAAAATATGGAAACGTCACATCCCCTTCATCAACCAACGGTTGATCGTAAAGGCCAGCCGTTTCGTCCTCAAAAGTGATCGTGTAATTTTTCTTGAAATCACCTAAATTGGTAAACGAAGGTGTAAAATTCAACTTCATCAGCAAATCGCCAAACACAACGTGATCGCCTATTGCCAAGTCCAGTACCTCGCTTACTTCAACCGTAAACACAAGCTCTTTTATACTCATCTTACCATCTGTGTACACTGATTTGTCCAATGGTAGCTGAACTGTTGGAGTAAGCCCCCTATATACTTGTAACATCATAATTGCCAATTGTTTTTAACTTGTACTGTTACTTTTGCTTTACCGTTCACAAGATCGATATCCACTAAATCGGTAATTTCGACCAGATGTACACGGTATGTTTTATTCAATTCGGTGAATTTCCAAATCGAGCCATTACTTGCCTTAAGCGTATTTACAAAAGCGTCAAATTTAGAATTGAATTCTCCGACCGTATTACATATAAACAAGAACGAAAAGCTATAAGTAACACTTTCAAATATTGTCACCTCATCCTGATCAGTATCCTCACCGTTCCGATCGTTCCACGAATAAGAATATTTTGATTTTGCTTTTATTGCTTTATAAAGCTGGGGATAACAACCTTCCTCCAAACGACATTTAAAGGCTGTATTTATTCCAACATCGTTGATAGTTAATATTTCCATTATCGTGTTACTTTAATTCCTGTATTATTTTTTATTTCTTTTAAAAGTGGGATAGCTTCATCTTTCAACACCGTAACCGTGTCAGCTGTATTGCGCTCAATACCCTTCTGTACAAGCAAAGAATCCAATAAGGCGTCATAAGATTTCATGTTAAAATCCAATGCTTTTTGAACCATTTGGTTGTTTAGTTTTGCTAAATCAAATCTGGCACGTTCAAAGCCCAGAATTCCGCTGGCTGTATCTTCCGAAACAGTTCGATTGATACGACCTGCAATAGCGTCAGAATTGTCTTCTGGCTGAAAAATCTTCAAACCTTCTTTCTCCGCTGCCTGCTTAGCTGCATCCATCCATTTATAAAAGTTTTCACCTGCCGAACCAGCATCCTTTAAAAAGTCTGCAAAAACGTCGATTACGTCCTCTTCATCGCCAAAAAGCAAAGTATCTGTCAACTTATCTTCAAAGCTTTTAAATATCTCATCAAACGCTTTTGAAAAGAGTAATTGTGACATCATATCTTCCAAGACTTTATTGACCGTTTTACCCATTGCCTTTGCGGCCGATTCACCTTGTTTGAAGTACTCAACAAGGTTGTTTCGCATGTCGGTACCTAAACTTCCAGAAAGTTCCTGAACAACCTCTTTGATCTGCGCCCGTGCCTCTTCGATCTTTTCAATCCATTGCAAAACCCCGTCTATCATTTGCTTGGTATTCGCATCGACCAGCTTATCGTTATTGAGAGATTGCAACAGGGCTTTGACATCGGTCAAATCTTGAGGTTCTGAGCTTGCTAGCTTATCAGCTAACTCTTTTGGCAGAGATTGATATAAATCTTCATATTTTGGCTTTTTCTTTTTACCACCGAATAAGCCAACAATACCACCAATTATACCTCCGACAACAGCCCCAAGGACATTACCGATCACAGGCACGACAGAACCAATAACACCACCTAAAGTAGCGCCACTAACAACCCCACTACCAACATTTTTCCAATCGACGGCATTCCCTAGACCCTTACTTATTTTTCCTTTTTCAGATAGTTCGGCAATTGCTTTTTTGTAGTTTTTAATAGCATCTTCAGCGGCAACCATTCCGTCTTTCATCCGACCGACGTAATTCTTTACATACATGCTTTCACCGATCTGAGATTGCAAGCGTAATTGATCGTTAAGGCTTAAATTGTACTCTCGTTGCATATCGATGACCGAACGATAATACTCTTCTTCAGCTCGTCTTCTTTCAGCAGCAGCATTACCGACCATACTGAGTAGGTCAACAGCAGCGCCAATGGATGCAATATATTTTTGAGATGGGGTTGCATTCTTATCAAAAGCAACAGACAATTCATCAACACTAGTTGCCAATTTGCTTAATAAACCACCTGAAAAACTTAAGAGACCATTTCCAAAGGCATCACCCAAATTTGAGAACATATCACCAAGCCTGCCAACATCGTCAGCGACAGCATTGAGCAATTCTCTCATTTCGACAAAACGCTCATAATTTAATGCGTCTATTTCTTCTTGTGTCTCCCGTAATTTATCGTTAACAGCTTTTATCTCTTGTGGAGTTGAATCTATCTTTTTAAGTCTTACAAGCTCATCAGACAACTTTTTGTATTGTATTTGAAGATTTGCAATGGTTGCCGCTCTAGCTCCAAGACCAGATACTTTTTTAGCATCTACCAACGCTTGATCAAGCTGAATACGAAACTCAGGCGTAAGATCATCACGAGACAACAGACTCTTGATAACTTGTATCTGAGCCTTAATACCAGCAGTCGTAATCGTCAACTGTTGTTTAGCCGCTTTCAATAGCACTTGATTCTTTCGAGCCTCATTTTCATTCAAGGCATCAATATCATCTTGACGTGCTTGCTTCAACAGTTCTTTTTGTTCCTCGGTCAATTCACCTTCTTGAGCAGCAAATAACTTTTTATACTTCTTATCAATGTCCAGTAACTTTTCATTATATGTCTTCGTGGCGTTAAACGACTCCAAGAACAATTTATCATCTTCAGCAAGCTTTGTTTTATTAAAGTCTTTTAAAATCTCTAAAAGCATTTTTAAACGCTCTTCTTCAGCTCCAGTGATCACACCGTTATCACTTTTTCCTTGAAGCGAATTGATCTGATCTGTCAGACCTTTATAATAGCCTTTAGCTTTATCCAAGTCTTTCGAAAAGCGTTTGGCCGCTTGTTGTTCGCTCGTCTGGTTCTTGTACTGCTCGTATTCTGTATAAAGCGTTTTTTGCTCACTCAAAGAGTCCGACAGCTTTTTAGTTTCCTGTCTGTATTTTGTATCATTCGTTGCACGTTTTTCGATCGGATCAACAGCAGCTATATTGATCAAACCAACATTCGCTTTATTCTTCTTGTTGTACTCTGAAATTTTCTCATTTTCCTCTTCCAAAATTTTCCTAAAATCAGCAAACTTTTGTTTCAAAGCTTCTAGCTCTTTATCATCTTCAGAAAATGAGATCACACGATATTCATTATCTAAATCACGAATTTTATCAAGAACATCTTTACGGCCATTTAAAATCTGTTTGTATAGATTCTCTTGAGCTGTTGTAGATTTCGGTTTTTTAGGATCATCACCAACAACATCAATCTTCATCGATGAAGCGTACTCCTGTGCTTTATTTAAAAGAGATTGAGCATTATCCGTAAATTGTTTTTCACGCTTTTCATGTTCCTTTTGCTCCGCATTTCTCCTTGCTTCTCCAGCATCTTGAATCAGATCGTCATAGTATTGCGTTTCTTCACCTTTAAGTTTTGTTATGAATTTTCCAAATCCCCCCGTTTTAAGAATTGCAGAGAAACCATCAGCTTTTGTCGCAAATTCCTCTGCCTTTTTAGATGAATTTTCTTGGATCTTTGCGGCCTCTTTAGCAGCTTCAGCAAGTTGCAATTGTGCAGCGGCCTTATACAAGGTCATCTTGATATAATTGCTCGCATTGTCTACCAAGAAAGTCTCAACTTCTTGAAGCGTTTTTACCTCACCAGTAGTACGACCGATTGTCTTATTATATTCCTCAACAACAGATTTCTTTGATATAAAGCCATCTTTAGCCATTTTAACAGCTATTTCAAGCGTTTTAATATCTTTAACTGCACCTTGAAATTCATTAGCTTTTAAACTTTCATTAACAGACTGAATCGAGGTGACCAGCTCGCCTAAACTTTTCTTTGCTCCAAAAAGATCTTTAGCCCATTCACCGATTTCTTTTCCATAAACAGTCATCAAGGTAATACCTACTGACATTGCTGTTTGCCAACTAAACAAAGCCGTACCAAGTTGTTTCCATACAGGAATTGCTTTTTGACCAGACGCTACCAAAGCGGCATTTGCTGCACGTGCACGATTTATTTCATCTGCAAATATTGGAAGGTTATTGGAAATAGCCATAAAGCCCGTCTGTATAGAATATGTAAAAGCAGGCAGTTCACGACTTATTTGATTGATCGAGCTTTGTAAACCATTCCATTGCCCAGCACCGCCCATACCTTGTCCTTTTGTTAAACGTGACATTTCAGCATTGACTAAAGCCAGCTTTTGACTATACTTTTCTAAAGCAGCAGGATTAGTAGCCTCGTTCATTCCACGTTGCCAAAGCCCAGCCTGTTGTTGCAGGCGCTGTAATATTCCAACATTTGAAATCATCGATTGACCACTAGCATCAAAACCAACACGTCCAGCATTTGACACAAGTGTCAACTCCTTTTCGTATCTCTCTAATTCCTTGTTGATCTTAGCAATTCCATCGACAGACATAGCACTATTTTGAGCTTCACGTAATTCATTCATACGTCTTTTCAATCGCTCCAAGATTCCTTCACGATCCTGTAACGGTTTATTGCCTGTCTTGACCTCATCATTTACAGCCTTTGCACCCTTCTCGATATCCGAAAGTTCCCGTTTTGCTTCAGGGCTGTTAAACTTAAAGTCAATGCCTATTTGTTCGTCGCTCATTATTTTCGATTTGGAAGTTCGTCTAAACCTTTAATTTTTTTCTTCTTTTTACCACTGCTCTTGATCAGTCGGGGTGAATCCGCTAAACCACGTCTTATATTAGACCAGCTTCTTTTGTAGACAATCTCATCCCATGACATATGCGTTTTTTCCATGATCATAAAGATGAGACCCGAGAGGCTATGAAGACCAGTGGTCTTTAACTCCTCTACGTTTCCTTTTGGCTCGGATCGTTTGGTTTTGTCAGCCTGATTGCCTTCATCAATCCGATAATATTTATAAAATCCTGCAGACCGCTACCCAGCGTCAGAATATGCATCATGTCCAGCAGTGTCGAAAACTGATACTGGTTCAATAATCGATTTGCCAGCCACTTTCCAAACAGCCAATTGCGTTTTTTACCTCTCAGAATACCAAAAGCGAGCATTCGGGCAATTGTCTCTCCATGTTCAGCCAAAAGCTTTAAGCCGTTCTCAATTGACATTCTTTCAAATTCCTCATCGCTCACACCCATTGAAAGGCGCATAGCGGTCAATTCAAGGCAGACTGCTGCTGTTGGATCATGAAGTATTAAAGTGATCGTTTTTTTTCCGAACAGGCGCAAAAAAAAGGGAGCAGGAACTTCAAACCTGCTCCCTTTTTCTAAAATAACCTGAGCCTCTCTGATTTCAGGTGATATCATTATTAAGGCGTTTTAGTTCCAATAATTTCAGGCGCTACAGTTGAGTCAACAGGCATTAATACCGTCCATGACAGATCGATGGTATTTGGCTCACCAACTCTAAACCGACCAACAACTTTCGCATACATACGTACACGTGGGTACGTGTAAGGCATGCCTTTACCATCGATGATCTGCAATGCTTTTTCTACACCTTTATAACCACGTGATGCGTGGTATTGACCAGCAACGACAGTACCGTTTAATAAATCGGCTGCTACTTCAGTATCTACTTTGAATAGACGTGCAGCACCTTTTGTAATACCTGATTTGATGGCCGTTTCTGTTGGAATAGATTCTCCTTGAGCAAAGAAATGATTTTCTGTTGGGTCATCAGGATTCACCTCAATGGTATCTTCCAACACTTTCCCAGGGGAAACAAATGCAACTGCCAATCCACCGCCAGCAGGGATGTCAGCAATTTTAAATCCTTCGATTTCTAAATCGTATGATACGTTATCTCCAAACATGTTTTTATAGTTTTAAAAGGGTTTTAAAATGATTTTAATTACTTGTTTTCAGTACCTTCTTGAGCTGCATTAGCTTTTTCCAGTTCAAGACGTTTCTCTGTTATTTTATCCTGAAGTTTATCAAGACCAATGTTGTGCGCTGGCTTCGTGTCAAACAATTCAATATATTGCTTCACCAAGTCTTCACGTACAGTGTCGGTTGTAGATTCAGCAGAACCAGCAATATTGGCATCATCGTTTGCACCTTCATTAGAAGCCTTTTCCACTACTGGACGACGAAACACTTCAATCGTTAATTTTGGATTGCTCGCTCTCCAGTTTTCAGCGTAATGTTCAGCTCTAAAAATGTTACCGTCTGAGGTCGCATACAGCGTGTTGACATTCGCATTTTTTTTATTCGCAAAAAGTGCCTCGACATCTTGCTTGATTTGTTCTTTAATATTTGGCATATTATTTTTTTATTAATTTGAAAGCTCCATATCCAATTGCAACCATTAGGATCACACAGAAAACTTTGCCTAGATTTATAAATAAGGTTTGAAAAAATGTTAAAGGTTTGACCACATCAACTGGAACTCTGATCGTGGTTGTTTTTATGTTGCTAAGTGCTGTTACCAGTTCCTCAAGACGTGCTTTAAAGACCAAGCTATCGGTGACACATCCAACATCTAATTGACCTTTGTCATTCAAACTAACTTGAGGTGGTTGTAAATTGCTTTTCCCTCCTTGAGCTGTCGGATTGCGCAAAACAGGTTTTCCGTTTTGACATTCTATCCATGCTTCATAAAATGAACTATCTGATTTAATTAAAAAAGTAGTATCTCGAAGAGTCTTCGTTACGATCTTTTCAACAGTATTAGTAATCACTGAAGAGGGGCTAACAACAGCTTGTTTAGATTTACAGCTGGTCAATAACAGAGGTAAGCATAGTGCTAAAAGAATTCTTTTCATAACTACTTTTCAATAGGTAAAATGAAACCTTTCAAATTCAGTCCACTGGCTTGCTTAGCTCTTGATATCGTCCTAAGTTTAATTGCTACACGATCACCCTCTCTTGAGCCACTTGCATTTGTGTTACCTTCGATACAGGTCATTGTGTTGGTTTCTAGATCAAATGATTTGACAATACCCACATGTCCAGCAGATGTTGAACCGTGCTGCCAAACTACAATAGCGCCAATAGCTGGTTTATCCGACGTCTTGAATACGCTTCCAGCTTTCACATTGTTGAAGGTTGAAAGTGCACCACCATTGAACTTAGCTTTTATGAAAGCTGACACTGTTGGATCATTTTTATAAGCCTTCGTATAGATCAGCTTAGTAAAGTAAGCACACCAAGCATAGCCCTTCAGCCAGCCCATTGACGCCATTTCTTTTTGAAATGCTGAATCTTGGAATCCAGCATTATTCGGCATTTCTGTACGGCCATTGTAATACTCTGCCGCCTGCACTATAAATTCAGTTCTTTTCATGATAATAATCCGTTTATTTTGTCTTGAATTTTTTTGATCCAATGTGTTTTATCTTTTCCACTGATTACGGCAACATTCTCCAGTATGCTGATCATATTTTCGATAATGACTTGAGCCAGCATAAACAGGTGTAGCCAGTCGAACATGACAGTTGCCAACTCTTTACCCTTTGCTCGAAAGCTTTCTGCCATTAGGTAGGGGACACAGATCAGTACCATATAGAAAAATGCCTTAAAAGTGAAACGACCTAGCTTTACTGAACTAAATGCCTCATTTTTAATTTTAGCCGCTATTGCCCCTGAAGTAATTTCAGCTATGAAAACCACAATCAGCCCAGCAACAGCCAAACCATCTAAACCAAATACACGTTCGATCGGAGGCAATGAAACGGAAAATAAAAGAGCTCCTAAAGTCAGCTTGTATTTAAATGACGGCATCAGAGACACACCCAAATCAAACCATGTAGCATAATCAAAGGATTGCAAAAGCTTATCAATATATCTCATTGCATTTTTGCTAAAAAGCGGGTCGCACGAAGCGTCCCCGCATAGTTGATAATTTTGTTAAGCTCCTGCTGACTGGTAGATTTCGATTACACCCTTATTGTCCGAGCGTCTACGTCTACCACCTGCACGCTGTAATGCTGAATACACATCTCCATAATATTGCGGATCATTGATGTTGTCAAAAAATTTAACTTCACCCAATGCAGCAGCTAAAGAGTCTTTTTGCCAACACATCGTAACTTCTTTGTCAGTGGCAGCACCGATTGCACCAACTGGCTTTACAGCACCTAAAGCATCAGACACAGCAACTGAACTACGATCCAAGAACGTGAAGCCAAATAGTTTTCCGATCACACCGTTTTTAGCATCGACATAATTCGAAAAATCCTTGTATTGCGTATCGCTTAAACTCTGAATTAGATGATCCAACATGTTAGCGGACGGCATAATGAAACGATCGTTCTTTGGAACATTATCGACATTCATTTGTGTCATTGCTTTACGAACATCAGCCCCGACCAATAATTTAACTTGACCTGTTGCAGATGGTGCTGTGGCATCTGCATTTGCTCCAGTTGTGCCAATTAATGCTTTGCCCGTCAATCCCGTTAACCATCTAACAATCAAATCCTCTGCGATATCTTCATTGATAGCACTGGCACTATCTCCAAAAACAGTGTTGATTTTATCGTATGATAATTCGTACTTCTCAGCATCTTCAATGTGTACTGGATCAGATGTATAGACATCTAAAGCATAAGTAATATCTGTGTCAGCTCGTTTAACTGCTACAGCTGGAAATACACTTCTATTTTTAATTACTTGAGGTTTATTTCCGATTTGTGGAATATGAACAACTTTACCAGCCAATACATATTGGTCATCATTGTGGACATTTTTTAAGAATGCGTTGTCTTTCCAAAATCGTTGAATCAAATAGTTAGCCCATACTTCTACACTCACATCAGCACGATGCACTTCGATTCGCGAACTTTCTTGTTTTTTCAATGCAGTAGCAATTAAAGCTAGTGCAACAAAACCAATCATGGCAACTGGAGCAGCAACTCCAAAATAATCACCTAAATAATTCGCAATAGGTGTTAATAATGCCACAAAAAGAGTAAAGGATAATAGAACTTTTAAATTTTTCATTTTTTGTATATGAGTTTGATTTTTAAATTAATTGATAACTACTTTTTAGGCTCTACATTGAACTTATCTTTGAATATCCGAGCATACTCATCAGGGGCACTCAATTTCACCTTCTCCAAATCGCCAGACTCAAACAATTGGTCATAAGACTTACTGTATAGCTCGATATTCTTGTCTTTAGATTTAGCATCTTCCAGCTGACTTTGTACCGTTGAAGCTCCCGACTTGGAACCAAAAATCTTTTCAACTGATTCGTAATCTTTTGCCGCCAAAGCCACATATAAAGGCTTTTCATCAGCAGTGATCTTTCGAGAGTCAACTGCACCTTGTACAAGGGTTTCGATTTTTGCATGGAGTTGGATTTTTTCTTGATTTTCCATCTTTGTTTGCATTTCCGTTTTTTCACGGGTCAATGCTTCAATTTGTGTTTTTTGACTTGCAGCCAATTGTACCATACCTAAGATTTCAGTTTCAAACTGATCAGCAGTTTCTATTTCTTTACCGCCTAATAATGATGCTGCCTTTGCAGCTGTTAATTCGATTTTTGACATGATTATATTTGAATTTGATTGTATCAATGGGATGACCGTATCTGTATTGCTGGAGGATAGTTCAATACGATTGTGATTTTCATCATAAAGCGCAATCGTCAAAGCATTGTTATCCGCTCCGATATCTACGATGCTTACCTCTTCCAGTATTGAGCGTACAAGAGTTTCCGAACGTTGCCCCTGCACGATGAGTTCTTCAGCATCTGACCATTCAACAGGAATCAATCCAGCTGATGCCATTCTAAGCGTCCCGTTTTCAAGCTTGTTAAATATGGAAACTGCAAAATCATCTGTATCATCAAAAACTGGAAGCCCCGTTAAACACTTGCCAACACCTTCAATTACTTCGACCTTAAGTTCAATTACATTCCCCAATGGAAGGAATAAAGTTTTTTTGTCTCCAAATGCACGTTTGTGCATCCATAGCATAATTGGATTGCGGTCATACTGCGTTAGATCAATGCCATCAACAAGCGCTCGAAAGCCATATTTGTTGAGTAATTCGCTTATGATGATTATTCTTTTTGTCGCTTTTAACATGTGTCTTTCTCGCTATTGTTGAGACAAAGAAACAGCGACAAAAACGCTTTAAAAAATCACCTTTTTATTTGCATACAGCTACTGTATTAAAAGCATGCAATAATTGCATGCTTTTAATTTCTCGATTTTTTAACCCCTCCTATAAGTGCCATTTTTGAGCATCAAACGCATATTTATGGCACAGAAAAGATTAACCAAAGCAGAGTTGAAAGAGAAAAGAGATTATGCAAAATTGCTTTTTACTAAAGAAAAATTGACTCAAAAGGAGATCGCTATTCGGACTTTTATTTCACAAAACACCATTAGCAAATGGGCTATTGAAGACAATTGGGAGGCGGCTAAAAAAAGTATCATGATTACCCGTGAAGATCAGCTCAGACAAATGATGGATGAGCTGGAAGTCTTAAATACAGAAGTAGCCAATGGAGGTCGTGGATATGCGACAAAAGAACAAGCCTATATCCGTGATACATTGATTCAAAACATCAAAAAACTAGAAACAGATGTGTCCGCTGCTGAAGTTTTTGACGTGGCTACCAAAATGATTAATCATTACAGAATAATTGATTTACACACGGCTAAGCGGTTAACTGAAGATTTTGACGGCTATATTAAAACGCTCTTAAAATAATGGCAGCTCCAAAACTTACAAATAAACAAATTGCTTTCAACTGGGATTTCTTTGCAAAAGAAATGCGTCAGGCCACACCTGTTGATATCAATGAAACTTCAGCAGAAAGAAGTAAGCGGATTGCATGGCTCGAAAAAGAAGGGAATGAAATCGAGTGGATGAAATATCACTTTCCTAATTTTTGTTTATCTGATTTTGCTCCCTTTCATTTAAAGACCTTTAAAAGGCTTATAAAAAATAAACGCTGGTTTGAATTATTGATGTGGGCTAGAGAACTGGCAAAATCTACATCAGTGATGCTGATTGTCCTATACCTTGTTTTAGTTAAAAAAGAACTAAAGAACATTCTTTTGGTATCTAACTCCTTTGATAATGCATGCAGGCTCTTAATGCCTTACAAAAAAACTTTAGAAAATAACAGAAGGATCATAAATGATTACGGGAATCAAGAACGTGTCATTGGCTGGACAGATAGTGAATTCACAACCCGACAAGGAACTAGTTTTCGAGCACTTGGAGCTGGGCAATCTCCACGGGGTACACGTAATGAAAATTTTCGGGTCGACTGTATTCTAATCGATGATATTGACACCGATGAAGAATGCCGTAACCCAAAACGGATAAAAGATAAGTTCAAATGGATTCAGGAGGCCTTAATCCCGACGGTATCGGTATCGGGAAATTATCGCATCATTATCTGTGGTAATAAAATCGCAAAAGTATGTGTCGTGTCATTGTCCGAAAAACTGGCAGACTACGTAAGTCAGGTCAATATTCGTGATAGAAATAACGTCAGCTCTTGGCCTGCTAAAAATAGTGAAGAAGATATTGACAAAATACTTTCATTGATTTCATACGCATCTGGACAAAAGGAATATTTCAATAATCCAATAGCTGAAGGGACAGTGTTCACAGAAATGAATTACAAAAAACTGCCCGCTCTATCGCAATACAAGTGGCTAGTGTGTTACACCGATCCGTCATTTAAGGCAACCAAGAAAAACGATTTTAAAGCTACAGTTTTAGTTGGTCGTTGGAAAGATGAGTTTCATGTAATTAAAGCGTATTGCGACCAGACAACCACTGCCATTATGATCGAATGGCATTATCAAATATCAAATTTCGTTGCTGATCGTGTTCCAGTGTATTACCTGATGGAAGCCAACTTTATTCAAGATACGCTACTTGCTGAATTTTATAAATATTCTGATGAAAACGACAAAAAAGTCATTCCATTAAAAGGAGATGAAAGAAAGAAGCCTGATAAATTCAGCAGAATAGAAAGTCTTTTAGAGCCTTTAAATCGCAATGAAAAACTTTGGCTCAATGAAGATGAAAAAGACAGCCTCCACATGCAGCGACTTGACGAGCAGTTTTTAGCATTAGAAGCTGGTAGTTCAGCTCATGATGATGCTCCTGATGCTGTCGAGGGAGCAGTATGGACGATCAATAACAAAAGCATTCACAACACCGAAAATATTCAAACTATATCAACTGCCAAACATGGCTCTAAACGTATTTAGAAAATGGAATTTATAACTAGAGAGGATTTTTACACGCACATGTACGAAGGCGTGATAAATGCCATCGAAGATGACAATGAAGATGCATTGACAGAGGCAATCGACACTGCTATTGGTGAGGCATGTGGCTACATTGCACGATTTGACTTGGACGCTATCTTAACAAGCAGTGATCGCAAGACATACGCCAATCTTAGAACATATTTGAAAGATTTGGCAAAGTGGCATTTTATTAATATCTGCAATGTTGCTACTGATTTAACATTAGCAAAGGAACGTTATGACGATGCTATTGCAAGACTCAAAGACATCCAGTCAGGCAAAGTAACTCCGAGAGGATGGGCGCTACCTGAAGAGGCCAATAATGCTGGTGCATTCATGGTAACCAGTAATCCAAAACGCAATAATCATTTTTAAGAAATGAGCAGGAAAAATAAAACAGTTCAAAAAATAGCTGCTGGCAAAAACACTGTACCTATTATTCAAAATATCACGGTACAGCCTTTCAATCGTCAAAGTCAAGACATTGGTAATTGGCGCAATGCCACACGATCAGCTGAAGGTCATATACCAAGACGTGTTGTATTATATGACTTATACAACGATATCATCACGACAGATGCTCAGGTAATAGCCATTTGGAGTAAACGTCAAGATGCAATCACAACAGCAAATTGGGAGTTTACGGATAGCGATGGCAATCCTGTTGATGCTATCAATGAACTGATTGATTGTATCGGATTTGAAGATTTGTTAAAAGAAATCATTGACTCTAAAGCATGGGGTTATTCCATGTGTGAACCCACTTTTTTCGTCAATAGCAATGATCAAAATGAATTTACATTGTTTTCTGTTCCAAAAAAGCACATGCGTCCCGAAAAGGGAATTATTGCCAAAGAACAACAAAATGACGATGGCATCAATATCCATGAAGGAATATATGCCAAAACCATTATGGAATTTGGAAAAACAAAAGATTTAGGACTGCTATTGTCTGCTGCTATGTACTCGATTTACAAAAGAGGATCTACAGCAGACTGGGCTGAATTCATTGAAATATTTGGGCGTGGTATCATCGATGCAGAATGGGATGGATTTGACGAAAGTCAGCGTCAACAGCTCGCTAAAGCGATCAAAGAAATGGGTGCGGGCGGTATCTTGATCAGACCGTCAGGCACCAAGGTTGAAATCAAAAATAATACAGGAAACGCAAATGGTCAGCTTCAGGATACTTTTGTATCGAAAATGGATGCCTATATTTCAAAAGTATTACTGGGATCAACCGAAACGACCGATTCCAGTAAGTCTAGCGGCTATGCACAAGCTGAGATACATGAGAAGTCGGACGAAAAGAAAAATGAAAGTGATCTGCAATTTGTAAGACGATCACTAAATAGCCAATTCATCAAAATTCTTAAAGCGGCTGGCTTCGATACCAGAGGTGGAACCTTTGTCATTAAGAAGGACAAGAATCTTAATAAGAGTGCTTATGAGATTCATAAGTCCATGCGAAAAGATTTAGGTGTACCAATTGATGACGATTTTTTCTATGAAGAATACGGCGTCAGGAAGCCTGATAATTACGAAGAGTTAAAAAATGAGCTTAACAGCGCTAAAAACAAAGATTTAGAAAGCGATAGCCCTAGTGAAAAAGTAAAAGAAGATGCACGTACCCCTAAGGATTCAAAGGTTAAAAAAGACAATAACCCCGATGATTCGGACGAGGAAAAGAGCACAAAACTATCTTTCTTCAGAAGGCTATTAAGACTTTTTCACCCAGCCCCGATAGCGAAAAATCAACAGCTAGTCGGGGCGTTTGGAGATCACCACACGAGTAATATCCAGCTGGCTAAATTTGTCGGTTCAAAAGTATTTGGCGGTATTAAAGATGGCATCATTCAAAGAGCTTGGATTGCTAATGGTAAGCTTGATTTTGATTCTGAGCTATTCAATTTTACAGCATCTTCACTGACGGCTTCATTTTTATCAGGGTGGAAAACTTTACCGACAAAACTTGTTGATCTAGGCTTCACATACGGTTTTGATGATCCAGCAACATTGACGGCATATGAAATGAATCTATTTCGTTTCGCTGGAGCTAAGACACTCTATGAGGCGCAACAGCTGAATGAATTATTTCGCAAGGCTAAGTCATTCCGTGAGTTTTATGACACTGCCAGCGGCATGCTGGACGTGCACAACAAAGACTGGCTCGAAACGGAATACAACACCGCTATGGCTGTTGGTGAAATGGCTTCGACCTACAACCGATTAATGAAGCAAACAGATGATTTTCCATACTGGCAGTACAAGACTATCGGTGATGAAAGGGTAAGACATGCACATTCTTTATTACATGATGTTGTTTTACCGTGGAATCATCCAGCATGGAAATACATCTTACCGCCAAATGGATGGGGCTGTCGTTGTTATATCGTACCAAGAACCAAGGCAGAGGTAAGCAAAGAAGACATCAAAGCATCTGAAGAGAAGGTAAAAGCCTACTACGAAACAGAAGAGTTTAAAAAATCTTCAAAAGCTGGATGGGGCATGAATAGAATGGATAAAGGACAGGTATTTGCCGAAAATCAGCACTATGCAAATGACTATCTCGATGTTGTGACTAAGATGAATAAAATTAATTTCAATACTTATGGTCTTAAACCAATGGAACAAAATTACAATGACCAGATGTTTAAACCAAAATTCAATCTTAAACAAAAAGATGAGGCAATAACGGACTTTACCGACAGTCTTGAAAAAGTCACATCTAAGAAATTCGGGATTTCAGATTTTAACAACAGGATCATTACAGTAGATAAAGCAACCATACGAAAACATACGACAACACGTATTGAAAAGTACCAAGACAGGCACATGTACCTTTCAGAGATTAAGAATATAGTCAATAATCCTGATGAGGTATGGTTACAGAATTACGGGCAAAAGAAAAATGAATCTTATGTATATGTCAAGTATTACAAAGACCAGGCTATCGTTGTTGTGTGTACTCTAAATGACAACCTAGAATTACAGATTGAAACGTGGCATAGACTAGACGATCCAAAATTACGTAAAGGACTACTTGTGAAAAATTAAAGCCAGCGATCAATGATCGCTGGCTTTAAAATCCAGTGTAAATAAAGCTCGCTGTTAATTCAGCCGCTGTCAGTCCCTTGGATTACGAAATAGACAACTTTACCGAGCCCTATTACATTACAAAGATATAAAACATTATGGACAAGTTTGATAATAAGCTAAGAGCAATATTCAAAAAGTATGAGGACAAGATTGACAAAGCACCAGCTTTGGTTGCGGAGACAGCATTGGAACATTTTCAAAATGCTATAATAAAAAAGCAATGGGATGGCACTCCTTATCAGCCATATAAAAACAAGAAACGTGAACCATCGAGGGGCTCGCTAATGATGCGTAACGGCAATTTATTTCGGTCTGTCAAAATCGTTTATGCTAACCCGACTGGCGCAAGACTTTCAGCAGGATCATCGAAAGTTCCTTATGCCAAGGTTCATAACGAAGGAGACACAATACAACATCAAGCACGAACTTCAATCGTGACGCATCGGTCATATACAAAGGGTAAGTACAAGGGTAAAACCCTTTTCGCTCAGAATAATGAAAAAGCGACATATAGTCAACGTGCTCAAGTGGGAGCTTACGCAGTCAATATGCCAAAGCGAACCTTTATGGCCAAATCACCAAGTTTAATGACAGACATTAAAAGACGCTTTAAAAATAATTTTAAAACCCTTTAAAACAACAGCATTATGCACGAATATCATGTAACATACAAAATATCCGAAAATTTAAGGTCAACGTATTTAACATTTAGAGCCCCTAATGTTACTGAAGCAGAACAGATGTTTAAACGAATGTTCCCTGAACTTATATTTATTTCAATAATCTAATAAAATATGAAAAATACATTCTTAGAAACACATAAAAAAATAAGCTCCAGTAATCTTGTTGCTTTCATTGATCGTGACCGTGGGCAAATAGACGTTTACAAGGATCGTCCAGCTGTCAAATTCCCGTGTGCTTTGATTAAAGTTAATCAGCCACGTCGAGAGAATCTGAACCCCGCGATCCAGCGAATAAACTACACAATACAAATCCGTGTCGCATTTGAAAAACTAATTGAACAAAACAATTTAAACGGCACACAACGCCTAGAACAGGCTTTGGAGTACTATGACAGTATCGAACAGATTGAAAGCCTGTTCCAAGGCTTAAAATTGGGTAAAACGGACAGATGGAACTGTGTATCGATTATAGATGAGGATAGATCAGATTTTGATGTCGTCAAAATGACTTTTACAACTAGTGGGATAAAGTCTTTATAAAACAATAAAAGCGGCTATTTGCCGCTTTTATTCAAATCTTCAAATACCAATTTAGCCCAAGGGTATAGCTGATCATATAAAATACCACTTCCAAATTCAATATTGGTTATTGATCTTAAGTGAATTTCATTTCTAATTAAGTGAGCCTCAACATCAGGGGTGTCAAAGCCCGTCGGTCTATTTTTAAAATTAAATCGTAATATATTATTACTGCAAACTTGCACTTCCACAAGAACTTCTGTGGTAGTAGTTCTAATAAATTTATCTCCGTATATCATTTTTTATTATTTTAATTGCAATATACGAAAATCAATTCCAAACAAATTGAGGATATTTTTTACGAAGTTCCGTTTTTGAAGGTTTATTATTGACAATGTCTTTCAGCAAATCTGCATAATCAACTAACCGTGTCATGATCGTACTGGCGGAGATAAAAAACTCATTTTCCATCGTAGCAACAGCATCATCCATACGGGTACGGCTTATTTCATAATGGTAGTAGTAACGGTAACACAAACACACATCACGCTCCTGCGTATAAATACCTTTGTTCGCTTTTCGAGACTCAGGCTTTATAGCAGTTGGAAAAATTGATGTTATTGTTTGACTACCTCTTATCATTGATACAAAAATATATCAAATATCAATCAATTTCCAACTGAGTTACTGATAGAAAAAAAAGACCCACGAAAGGGGCTAAATTTAATCCTGTATTCCTGTTAATTTATCATTCGTAAAATAATAATACTTCCTTCCAAATTCTCCATAATCATAAATCCACTGTTCAGATGTTCCATGTTTTGTTTGTGTAGTGTTTCTTTTTTGTGGCCAATCTTCACACATCAGAAATTGTGAACTTGTCATTCCAATCGTTGGAACACCAAACCAGATCCCTAAACCAATATCTTTTCCATACTTTTTCACCAGATTACTTTGATAAACTTTATGTCTGGCTCTTGCATTAGGATCAAACTTTTCAATAAATTCACGGTATTCAGTTGTTTTCACAAACTGATCGTCTTTCATGTAAATAGTGTCCTTTGAATTTTCCATATAGCTTAAGGTGCCAGATTTTTCCACCTTCCAGCCTTTACTATTCCATTGTAGTAAAGTCAGTTTCAGAAAGTCAGTTGATAATTCCTTAATGTTAGTGAAAGAACTGTCAGTGTAAACGGTCAATTTCTGCTTGTAATGATCCCATTTCGGATTTTTCAAAACATCTCCTTGACCTTTAACAATGATACCTGTGCAAGTAAGTAAAATGAATAATACTAATCTTTTCATAATCCTAAATAAATTAAAAAAGCTTCGACAGTTGTTTGTCGAAGCTTTAAAAGTAACCAAATTATTTTAAATCTGTTTTAAATGTTTTAAATACATATTTTCAAATGCTGTTACCAAATGAGGTAGTTCTGAAGCTGTATATTTATTTAAGATTTTGGATAAATAGCCATATTTAACACACCATCTATCCACTCTATCCATATCAATACGTCCGTCTGGGAGTTCCCAATTAAGTTCATGAGCCATTGACAATATTTTACGTGCCATCTTTGCTTTTGGACTGACATAGGAAGCTTTACCAGTTAAAAGAGCAGTTATAACCTTACTGGCTTCATCAAACAAAAGTTCGCTTATATGAGTTGTGCGCCCATCTGAATACATCCAAATCATTTCCTCTTTTGTCTCTTGATCAAGTTTTAATCGGTTAATTTGATAACCGATCATTGAGTTTTGTTTTTTTGTACTTGGTATATTAGGTCTCATTTTCTTCTAGTTGTTTTAATTCTTGTTTGACTAAACTTAATTTAGCCATTGCTCTTTTGTACTTATCATCATTCTCAATAGGAAATATTTCATTATATAGACGTTTGTAAGCATTTAATCTATTAGTCATCTTCGTAACTAAAGACCTCTTTGATCTTATTCGGTTATCTCTTTGCTTTTTTTTATATTCCTCTCTAGGTATTACTAATGTATGTCCCCAACGAACTTCTACTTTATACCTTGGGTTTGCGACTAGAATAAGAGCTGCTCTATACTTAAAATACCAATCAAATTTACTTCTAGTTTGAAAAGGTAAACCTTCCCATAATAACCCCTTCAATTGATTGTGATTTTTATCTTTTACGATTATTTTCACCCAGTGAACATAATCTCCAGCATATACACTCATCTTATTTCATTTGTTTATTCCAATCCGTATCATAACCCTCATTGCGGAGGTACGTATCAGGATCAGCCTGATTTCTCCATTTAATCCGATTCAGATAATTTAAATATGGCTGAACTGACAGAATGCATTTAAGGCGCTGTGATTCATTCATTTTATTCCACAGACCTTCTGAGCGTTTTCGATTCTTTTTATTCGTATAGCTGTTCCAAAATGCATCAAAAGTCAAATCGGGGGGAACTTCCTGTAGTTTGCCTTTAATCTTTAGTGCCAATCCTTGAATTCCGTTTATTTCCCTTGGCAATACGTTCTTTTCAAGATCAAGCAACCAAGCGTGCTGCTTATTATCAAAATTGGCCTCGTTGTTATAAAAGGTAAGCCAGCCTTCATCGTTAAATCCAAACGTTACACTACCTTCGAACATTTGGGAGGTTAAAACATACTTTCTCATATCATTTACCCTACCTTTTTAAGCTTACTTTTTGCATTTACCCCCTTTGTTTGGGAGGTGTCTTTTTTTGTTACCCCCTTACTTTCGGGTTCAGATTTTTCAAATAGCTCCGGTTGCTTGGCTTCACTTTTTGCTTTTATCTTATTCTTTGGATCAAAGAAAAGAGGATTTAGCTCCCTCGCTTTTTTCTCCCAAATGACATATGGCTCGAACCCCCCAAATCTATTCTTTTCGGGTATAGCTATATACTTTTGTACAAGAATAAACATACCTCCATCGAAGATGATATCATTAGCTATTTCCTTACGAGGCTCGCCAGACTTTTTTGTATGACAGATAAAAAGGAGTGTTTTCTTGCCGCTATATTTCTCTTTTAAAAAGAGATAATCACGCTTATTCCATCCTGTATAATCTACTGAATCAATAAAGATGTAATCAGGGCTATTCCGCTTTGATAGATATTTATCTAAATCTTCTAAAAAACTAACTCCATCAGGAAGGTTAGCTATTGGATCGATAGGAATAAACTGCCCCGATTCCTCTTCCATTTTATTACGTTTTGTGGCTATTTGAAGATCAAAACCATGTCTTTGTTCATAAGAAAACCATCCTACCTTACCATGACCACACAATTCTTTAGCTAGTTGGATGCAAAATTCAGTCTTACCATTACCACTATACCCACCTATAACACAAGTAAAATGCATAGGGACATTACCAAGAATGGGCTGAAAGTCTGATCCGTCTAAATTCATCAGTTTAAACTTCTTCTGATGAAACTGAACTATTCCTAATGCTTTCATTACTTAATCCTTTTAAGTGGCTCGGTAGCCTCGTAAAACATATAATAATCTCTCAACCTAATTGTCATACCGTCCGTTTCTGATGACTCCAAATTCAAAGTTTCAGAATGTCCTCCACATTGACAGGTATCAACATTGAAAGAACCTGCACTGACAACTTCAATAGTTTCTTTTGCATACATGGACTTCAATAAAGAAATCATCTGATCAGCTACGTCGCAATGATTTAATTCATTTGGAAAAATGATTGGATAGGTGATCGAACATTCATCTTTAAAGGATTTATGAATCATTATATACTTCATACCGCTACCTCCATTGATCTTAAATAAACAACATTTGTATTACCCTGAACCCCTTTTGCTTGCTGATCTCTCAAGCGCTTATCACTTGTCCGATCAGCATATGACCCTAATAGACAAAAATGTCTATAGGTACGGAAATGGGTTGATTTAGTTTCATGATCCACCATTTCCCAAACGACTTTATTATTGTCATTTTGAAAGTAGAAGCGGTCACCAATTTGCAGTTGGTCAACCGTTGTCAATTGATTTTTTTTCATATTATTTCGCTTTAATTTTATTTATTACACTTTCCACAGCAAGGGCAATTAAAGCCCTGTAAGCGCATATCATATTCATGACCACAATTGATACACGCACACCATATTTCATGGTTAAATAGAATCTGTTTCATCATTTGGGTTGATATAGAATGTCATTGGAATAATCTTGCTAGTAGCGGTAATTATGATGTCTGGAATATTTCCATTCTCACGAATCCTGTTAATCGCCAATTCTTCAGCCTTCTTGGCAGTAGTAGCAATCGCTATCCCAGTCATAGAGGCTGGTTTTATTTTAACATTCGGTACTGGTGATTTAAAAGCCACCCTTACTTGATACATTTTTGTTTTCATTTTATTCGCTTTAATGATGTTCTGAACCCAACAGCGGTATCGATCCGCTGTACGTTCCATACTTGGGTTTATGCGCTTAATTTTGCAAAGTTTAGTACCACAGGTAGCCATTCAGCCTCTTCACTGCGATAGTAGTACTCAGCATAAAATTTAGTACTGTCAGGTACAATTGACTCTTGTAAAAGCTCAATACCTTTCTGCCAATGCTCATCGCTGTAATTATCCTTCATGCTGATCATATCCAGCACTCGATTTTTATCAAGTTTCCCGTTTTTACGTTCCAGCATACGCTTGATAAACTTCGAATCCGCATCATCTTTATTACCCCATCGATTAGCGATAAAATCTAAGATATGAGCCTCTGCTTGAGTTGCTCTCTCATCAAATCGGGTATTATCAGAGCGTTTAAACACTACTCTAAATTTGCCGTCAGCGGTGTCAAGTGTTACGTTGCCTTTACCATTAGCATGACGCTTTGAGTGCTCCTGTAACATCTTATATACCGTCTCAATCCCACTATAGGACTCGCTTTTAAAAGCTTTTAAAATCCCATTGATCGCTAGTGCCTTTTCAACTATTTCTTTCACGCAATCATCCCGTAATGACTCGTAGGCAGCACGTGCTTTCTGCTTTTCACTTTGATCGATTTCGGTCTTTTGAGCTAATAAAGCTGTCAATTCTTCAGTTGTTAATTCTTTAGCTGGTTTGTTTAATACTGCTGTTTCCATGATTTTTAGTTTTTTATAATTCTTAATTTTTGTTCTCTCACTTTGCATCCCATACATTTTTCAAATGGGAATGATCTCTTTGGTTCGATCACTTCGTCTTTTTTACAGGACGACATCATGATCAGTATTGCTAGGGTTATTTTTAGTATTTTCATTATTTATGAAATTTTAGTATTCGTTTCACTTTCCTTGATATGCTTATTTAGCTTATCATTTAATTCATTCAGCTTGGTTATAAAATGCCACCTAGCTTCAAATTCAATATGTGGATGATCACGTAGCCAACATTGAATACTCTTGATTTCTGCATACAGGTCTTCCATATTCCTGGTCTAATTGGTAGTAAATAGTATCAATCTGAATTTGTTCGTACACGTAGCCTTCAGGGACAGGGAAATTGCAAATAAAAACATGCATGGCATTTGCTTCCTGTTCACTAAATTTGATGCTCCAGCCATCCTTTGTTGGTGTTATACGTTCAACTCGTGATCTGATCCTGCTGTAAAACTTATACACGATATCATAGATCAATTTTTCAGCTGGGTTGGTAGGTTTATTAGCCTGAAGCATCAATCTTACCACTAGCTCTACAGCTTCAAGCTGATTTCTTTTCATTTTGAATTTCATCGTCCAAATCCTCCACCGCTTTAGCGGCCTTTAAATACATATCCTTAAATTTCCTGTTGTAGCTTATCAAGCTATCAAATACCTCTCTGCAATGGTTAGCAATGTTATTCAGTGTCCACTGGGTGAATACGTCTGCTATATCATTATCACTGAAACCTTCCACTCGAAGTATGGACATGGTGATATATCTTGCATATACCACATCCGTTTTGCGACCTTTGGTAAGTAATTCATCTACAGAGAATCCCAATACCTCCGCTACCTTAGCGATTATCTGCTGCTTAGTCATAGTTCCTTTTTGTTAACTCCATCACTACTTTTTTATGGAAGATTTGCTCAAGGACGACAGCGTGTGGCTTAAAATCAACGCCATTTACATCATGTACATCGTCATACAATTTAGCCCATTGATCAGATGGCACTTCTTTAGTATAACCGATAAAGCGTGCATCCCATTTTTTCCAGTGATTTAGCCACCATTTCCAAAACAATGGTGCATTCATAAATTCTTCTTTCCATTCACCCACTTCAATCACATTGACCAAGTAAGATATACCAGCATCTATCCATAAATCATTATAGTCTGATTCGCTGATCCCTAACATATCGATGATCATAGCAGTACGTTCTGTATTGCTCTGCTTAACTGTGTTAAGCCATGACTTACTTAGTTTAGTTGTGCTCATTATGCTCTATTTTTACGGTTAAACTTTCTTACTAGACGCTTGATCCTTCTTATATCCCCCTCACTATCGTTAACAATGCTTACTACCTCTAGCTCATCATCAACACCATTCAGTAACACAATTTTCTTTAAGTCAGCCAAAGTGTTTGCAGGCAGTGTCACGAATCTCCTGCCTATGCGAGAATAGATTTCTTTAAAACCCTTTTTATTGATCCTAACGCCTTTCATAATGCGTTTTTCAAGGTGATCAGTAGCCTGTAGGACTAAGCCTGCATGATCTTCAGTCTCATTATAGATGGTAATAAAGAAGTAAAGAATCTGATCGGTTAATTTATCAGCTTCATCAATGATGATCAATGGGTTTTCGATTCGCAAAATAGTCTCAACAACCAGCTTCATCATTTCATGTACCGTATAGCCTCCACTATCCTTGCCCAATGCATTTAAAAGCTCCGAAAGGAACGTTTTGCGGTTCATATGTTCCCCACACTTCATAATGAATACATTATTGTTATTTGAAGAATAATGGCGTGCAGGTATTGTCTTGCCACTACCTTCAGGAGCAACAATGCAGAATACCTCACTGTTATATTGTGCATCGCTATAGACTTTATTGATCATTGCCATGCGCTTGGTATCTGTAATGATTTTCCACTCATTACCATTGCTGGAGACTTGTTTCTGAATACTTAGCCACATTGATTCAGCAATATTGTCCCATTTACCAGCAAGAATATTGCTTATAGTCGCATTACTGACTTTTGTCAATTGCTTTGATGTAGCATTTTGACTTCCTTTACCGACTTTCTGTACAAATTGGTACAAGTCGTTTTTAATTTGTTCTTTTGTAGTTGTAATCATTTTTTATTTCGCTTTAATGATGTTTACACTTTGAGCCTCCACGAATGCAGTTGTGGGGGCTTTTTAATATAAATCGGTTACGTCATAGTCTTCGCTAGTGTCCTCATAGCTTGACTCAATTTTAACTGTTGATTTCGGTTCAGGTAACTGCTCTTTTTTGCCATATAGCTGTTGTATATAATCTGCCTCTGCATTATTTTTTAAATCCTTAAGCATTACACCAGCTTGCAATAAGCTTTCAGGATCGATATTCGAACCGTCAAGAACCTTAAGCTTATCCTGAAGTAAAGAGGTTAGCTTTTCTGATATTTTCTTCTTGTTATTCCAATCATTTTCGAGACGCATTCTATCACCTTCCTCATAATCTGCGATTGCAGATGGTCTTAAGCTGTATTCGTTGGCTACAAAGCGTAAACCTTTGCCATCAGTTATTAAGACTTCATTCATATTATCAGGATCATAGAATACATCTACCTTTGATCCATTATGCTTAAATATGACTTCATCAGGAAGATCGAAACGTAACTTTTGACCTTCAAAACTTCCAATTAGACCTTTTGAGGTGATTGTTAGCGGTAAACCGTCACGTTTTTTGCCTACAATTGACAGCTTTGTAGCCGTGTCAATGTGTTTTTTACGGCTTTTTTCACTTTCATGAAATGCATTTAACCACTCAATTTGACGGGGAATTCCCGTTTTAGGATTAGGTTTTGTGCGCATGATGTTTATAAAACCCTCAATTATCATGGGCATTTCCTCGATAGGGGGGTGATTTTTTGCATTTAGCGCTATAGCATCATGATTGGATTTTTCTTTTGCTGTGATATTGTGACCAGCATAGTTATTGAATGGCAAAGCTTTCAATACTTGATGCCACTCTGTTCCAAAAGATGCTTCGATGTACTTTCCTTGAGGTACTTTGTGTGCTTGTGGCGTGAACTTACCTCCAACTTTGCGATAAAATTCTCCAAGTTCGTTCTTCATTTTTACATCAAGCCCCCAGCGATCTGTTTGTAATTGATGCGATAGATAATAACCTCCAGTTAGTTGATTAATATGATTCAAAGCATTTCGGAATGCTTCATAAATTAACTCGTGAGTTGAATTATCTCCATAAGCATAACCTAGGATGTAGTTGTTGAATGTATCAATGACGACGTAGAGAACTGGACGGTAAAAGTTATTTCTAACCTGTTTCCCTTTACTATCCTTATATTTTACAGTAAAGTATAGATCAAGATTGTTGTCATCAGAGTTCAATAGTAATAATGGAGCAGAGGCACGCTTACGACCTATCTCTTTTGTAAACTTGTTATACGCATTTTTACTACCATCCCTTGTTGACATTAAAATATGCTCATTCTTACGACGTATGTAGCCAATAGCCCCAGCCGTTAACGTATTCTTTCCGTTATCTTTTGCATATTTATTATATGCAGCAGCTATAACAGTATCATCATGTTTCTCAGGTGCAGATAGTAACTTCAGTATTAAAGCATCGCCCTCTTCATCAGTTGCTTTTGCATTGGAATTGCTCCAACGATGCAGATCCTTTTCCATGATAAAGTAATACCTATCTATAGGATCAGCATATGAATTGAATTCCTTTAGCTTTTCTTTTAGACGTTTCGCATTAGCAGGTAGATCAACATTTTGTTTAAGAATCAAACCACTTACGATATCCCAAAAATCCATAACGGATATATTTAAAGCCTGTTTTAAAGCTCTTTTATCAGCAGTGAATTTACCTAGCATATTTAACCAACTGACCGCTTTAGTGTAGCGGTCTACATAATTGATTTGAGGTTTTCCAAATGGATCAGTATCGCATGCAGGCAATTTTGTTTCATTTGGAAGTACATAATTGGTATAATAGGTATGTGCTTGGTGATCCCAATCAATAAGATCAAGGATCGGTTGTTTTGCCATGTACTCATATACATCACCGTATATACCTTTAATCTTATCCTTATATATTTTTGGTAGTGATTCATATGATATCAGGACTTTACTACCATTACCCCCACGGCCATAAACAGTAATATTGCCTCGTGATCTATTCTTATTATAAGTGTCGGCAAGCATTATAGCAGGCACAAACTCATCATAAGTCAAGCAAAGTATATTATTGTCAATGTATTCCATGCTATTTAGAATTGTTAATTACATCATTTACGTGCCTAACACTTAGCTCAATAGCTTCTCTTAATAAAGTGTCAGCAATAACAATAGCTTGACATACCTTACCCTTACCTGTTTTGCCAACAAATCCGTTTCTAACTTTTTTTACTGCCGAAACACTACAACCAACAATGCCAGCGGTAACTACCGCAGGTATTATTACACCTTTGGTAATTACTTGTTTTTGGCACATCTCGTTTTTATTTTTCATATATTCGCTTTATTATGTTCCTTTGCGTTCACAAATATACAAAAAAGGTATAATCAAAAAAGTCTTTTATACAAAAAAGGTATAATATTTTTATGAAGTGGGATAAACTAAAAACTATCAGGGAGTTATTAAAGTACTCTCAAGGTGATATGTCGGACAAAACTGGTATAAAGCAAAAGGATATTAGCTTACTTGAAGGGGGGAAGAAGAAATTTATACCAAATGAGTATATACATTTTTTGTATAATGAAAACGTTGATATAAATAGCATTTATGACGACAACCTCCCTATAAGATTTAGAAAAAATGATTATAGCCCAAAGCCTACAGACGAAATAGAAGCATTTCGTGATGCAAATATTACATATACTGTCCACCCTACAAACACAAAAGTTGTCCACCCAAGTGTCCATGCAACTCACAATTTTGGGCTTCCAAAGGTTATTACAGTAACTGAAAATGACAGAGAATTAATAACGCTTGTTCCTTTCAAAGCGGCGGCTGGATATCTTGACTCTTATAATGATCCTGCGTACATTGAAAACCTTCCAACTATACGAATGCCCAATCTATCCGGAGGGACGCACAGAGCCTTTGAGATCAAAGGAAATTCAATGCTACCAACATTGCAAAATAAAAGTATTGTAATTGGTCGTTGGGTTGAATCGTTTGATGAAATAGTCGATAGACGTATTTACATCATAATAACAAATGAGTATAAAATAGTTGCTAAACGTGTTTTAAACCGTGTAAGTGAGCGTGGTGTGCTGGTTATGATGTCCGACAATAACAATAAGATAGAGTACGGGAATTACGATGTAGAGGTGGAAGATATAAAGGAGATATGGTATGTCAGAGCTAGCATTTCATTTGAGTTCACAGAACCTGATCATAGCACCCAAAATAGGCTTGATGATATCGAATCACAATTCAATATGCTACAACATAAGATCAAACATCTTTTAAAATAGAACAGTTTTAAAGCGTTATCAAACATACTTGAAGAAACATTTAAAACTGTTTTAACATTATCCAATCAAAATACAACAGAATCCAACTAGGCGGTACAACTGGTTTTTAAACGATTTTCTTTAAAACAGCCTTAACAGTATCGTAACGCACACTTTTTGCACTTTTTTTATTTAAGGTTTTGGTACTTGTGGTTTTTACCCCCTTATTTATGAAATAGAATCTCGATCCAATTTTTCGCTCAATAATTTAGGAGGTTTGTTTTGTATCTCCAAGTCGAAAAAAGAAAACGGTTTTCTTTAATGTGTTTATATGAGCTACCTCGAATTTAATAGATGGGCATACGATTATTATAAGACAACTACTTTAAAGAATGGTGTGTGTTGCTTGGCTATTGATGAATATGAAATTGAAATATTTAAAAGAAAATATTCTTTAGATAATCTTTATTTCAATGAAATTCGATTAGCGCCATGGAGCAAATTACTTTGTTCACATAATTATGGTGATTTGGAAATTCCTATTTATTTTGGACTGATAGCATTACAGTGCTTAGCAGCTAGCTCTATGGAGAATTCTGAAAGAGTTTTTCCTTTTGAATTGAATGAGAAGGCTATTAAAATTTCGGCAGGAAACTTTTGGAGCCGCTTTTGTGATATAACTGGAATTGAAAAGGAGGGATTGCTAAATCTCTATGTAGAGTTGAAAAATAATGTACCAATTCAAGAAGTTATATGGGAAAGTGTTGGGAGATTTTTAAAGGATAGCTTAGAATTTCAATTGACTATTCCTTCAAACATAAAGGGGCCAGGAAGATACATACAGTTTCCTAAATCACAAGTTGTTTTAAATAAGGAAGATCTCAAGGAAATCGCAAATAAAGTATTGGTTCGTTTAGATTTAGAAGATGCGATTTCTGAAGAACAGTTTAATAGATTGTTTCATAAAGAATTTTTGTCTCATACTTTCTATAGAAATAATAATAAGATTAATTACCAAGGATCAACTCGAGATATATTTTTAAAACAAGTTTTTAATTATTACAATTCTGGAGAATGGAATGTTTTATCGCCTCAAAATGAAAAATCAATACGCCATAGAAAGAATAACTATGTTATTGAGTTTAGTTTAAGTGGTAATATTCATTTCTATCACCAAATGACTGAAATTCACCACCCCTGTGAAGTTTTTAAAGGAGGCGAAGTATACATATTTGAAAAGGTAGCAGGATCAGAAGAATTTGAGCAGTCAAGCTTGTTCTCCTTAAATGCTGAATTGATAATAGTTTCAACCTCTCCGCTTAAGATGGGATGTATTGTTAATCATCAACACATTGGGCTCAATATTGTTCGTTGTACTTTTAACAATGAAAATGATATTCCTTTTTTATTAAAAGATAGACTACGGAAAACTAAGGATGAAATACCAGTTTATTTAAAAGGAATACGTTTAGGACATACTTGGCAATATATCCAGAATTTTGGGCCTGAAATTATAGGAGCAGATTATTCAATTTTATATACTGACTTTATTAATACAAAAGAACAGTTGATTCTTGAGGAGTATGACTCTTTGAGCTGTAAGCCAGGACTATACATTGTGAGAGTTGCTGGTTTTACTAGTTTACGATTTATAGTATTGGAACAAAAAGGAATTAATCTTCATAGTGAAAATGAAATGGGCTTAAAGCTTAATAGTTTTACAATTGACACTACAGGTATTTTATTAAAGGGATTGCAATTGTATGGAGAGTCATGCAAGTTAATCAATAATAAAATACACATAAATAGTTGGGTCAAAGCAAATATAGGACAAGGTTTTTCATCCAAAAGCACTTTTTTAAAATCAATTAAATACAAGCATTATGAGTAATGATAAGTACATAGCTATTTTAGATAAGTATGTGGGAGATGATAGTGACAGTGCATTTTGTACAGTTTTGGCGAAACAAATCTCTAATTCGTTAGATGGATATGTCATTGAAGAAGAAAAGTTAATACGTGAATTTGATGGATTTAGGGAAATTTTTGTACCAAGATTAAAACATCATAATTTCAAGGAAGGGGAAGTATTATCTTTTACAAAAAAAGAACTTATTTCGCAAGAAGGTAGAAAACCTAGATTACATTTTTCAGGGGTGGAGAAAGCTAATGTTTCAATTTGTATCGAGCTAAAAAAGGTGGAGATTGATGATGTATTTCTGAATGTTGAGTTGCTACAAGAAAATATAATTTCAAGATTTACGGCGACTGAAACTAGTTTTTACGTGAGTGACGGTGTTGGGATTTATGGAGATTTTAGGATTGAAAGAAATAAAGTTAAAGCTGGGTATGGTGTAAATGTAAATAGGTATTTAGCTGATCAATGTTTAAAAATTGAACATCCCTACGCAGATCACAGTGATATTACACTTCTTTTACATTTACCAAAAGATGGTGCAAAGAAATACGATTGTTCTACTAATACGCAATTAATTGAAAGAGTTAAGGACATCATTGGTAAATCCAAGATAACCAATGAAACTGGCCGATATATTAATCATATTAAAGCTTTAATTACGAGCGAAGATCTAGATGAAATTGAAGTTGCAAAAATCAAGAGAGTACAAGTATTGTTAGACAAAGTTTCACTAAAATATGAGCAGTTTGAAGCATTACGGAGTAATTCAGAATTTTGGTCTGATGTTTTCAATAACAGTATTAAAGAGTTTGAAGAACGCTTAACCAATGAATTTTGGGAGAAAAATAAGGAAATTCTTGATCTTGAAATGCAAAAACAATCAGAGAAACTCGATTTGATTCAGCAACGCTTAACCGATGAAGAGACAAGATTAGAAGAAATTGTATCCGTAACATTAAAAGAGAATGAAATTTTAGAATCGTTAAATAATCAAATCAATTTACTTGAGCTTAAAAAAGATGAAATTATTCTTTCTTTTCAAGTACAAGGAAAAATAGGTAATGGTGCTGTAAAAGAATTTCAACCAAATTATGAAATACAACAATCACTAAATAAGTGCAATACTTTCTACCCAAGACCACTTGATTTTTTAAATGAATTATCTATTATTACAGAACTAGAAGAAGCAATAGAAGAGGATTTGCACAAAGTGATTAAGCAGTTAAAATGTAATAATTTTTTCAAATGTAGTAATATAAGTAATTTTATGACACTCGTCGATACATTAGGGAATAGCTGTTTATATTTAAATAATGCTGAAGTTGATTGGATAAAATTCGATAAATTCATGAAGCAGGGTTTATTGGAAGCATTTAAGCATGCTTATAATAAACCTTTGCAATCCGTTTATTATCTATTGCAAGATTTTAATATAGCTAGTCCAGAATGTTATGCTAAACCTCTAATTGATTTAAGTCGGAAAATTCGAAAGACTTTACCGGTAGATGGTCGGTCGTGGCCTAAGAATTTTCGAGTAGTTTTCTTCCCATTAGAGTTAGATATTGATGATTTTGGTTTTGATGTGAATGAAGAGACGTTTTCAAGATGGGAAGAACTAGAGGTGCCATTTTTTGATTGTAATGGTTTTAACCTACCTAAAGCTCTTAATTTAGAAAATAGATAATGATGTTATTTAAGTTAGCAGGAATATATTATCAATTTTTTGCTCAGTCTAAAGATTGCACACTTTCTGAGACTAAAAGAAAGCAAATTGGAAAGGAGTTAATCGAGAGGCGTCCTCATGATATTGACAACAGTACGGTTAACAGATCTTATTTTTTACTACTATATATAGGTTTAATAGATCGTGTCCATGTTAATGGCAAGATGGCCTATCAATTTACTCAACCTACTATAATAAATGGCTCAAAAAGAAGTATTTTAATTCATTGTACTTTAGCTCCTAATGATGTGAAGTACATTGGTTTGAATTATGATATTATCAATCATGAAGATGATATTGCTATTAAGGAGGTATTTGACCCAGTTTCTATCTTGAAGGCTATTCCAAAAATATCAGATATAATTAAAAATCGATTTACTGATGTATCGAAAAAACCAACCTTTAAATATTTAGAAAAATGGTTGCCAAAAAAAAGTAATGGTGAGTGGGTAAAAACCAAGGATTTTGACTCAATTCCATCTTTATATAGACTGTACACTATTAATAGCGAATATTATGATTACTTGTTTTTCATTAAAGGGAACTTTTATAACTTCCCCATGAATGATCTTTTAACTGTCCAGTTAGTGAAGATTTTTTTACGAATTTCCAATAATGAAATGGTATTTAAGTATGCTGCGGATGCGGAGGAATTAATAGAACTTTACCCTCTTCTAGAACCAATTAAAAAAATATTATTTACTCATCATATTTTATCCACTGGTCTTATCCCATTGGATTATAAGTATCAAGTTGATAGTACCATTATTAAACAATTAAAGCGGATTTATAAATGACAAATGCATTTGAAATATGGTCTGAAATTAAAGATGTCTATTTAAAATACATAGACACAGGGTTACCAATGTATGATTTGAAACTTGAACAGGAGAGAAGGCTATTATACGAAAAAGACGATGCTATATGTAAAAAGCCAATAATAGAATTGACAAAAAAATACAAAGAGTATTTATCTGTTATTGATGCTTGTGCTCAATATCATTTAGATCCCTTATTTGCGGATTTAATTTGTCGTGGTTTATTTCCCTATAAAGACGGAAAACTTTACGAGCATCAGGTCTATAGTTTGAATGAAGCAGTCAATAATAAAAAAAACATAATTGTAACTACAGGTACTGGGTCTGGAAAAACAGAAAGCTTTTTGTTGCCTTTATTCTATAATATCTTACAGACCAAAAAAAGGAAAAGCAAATTCAAAGGTATACAAGGTTTAATATTATACCCACTAAATGCTTTGGCAGAGGATCAAATGCGTCGCTTAAGGAAGTCTTTAGGCAGTGATCCAGTTGTTGATTTTTTTGATAAAAAATTAAACAGCCAATATATTACATTTGCTCGATACACTGGTATTACTCCTTTTTCAGGAATGGAAGAAAAGGCCAAGATAGAAAAAGAAAAAATTGCATTATTACAAAACTGGGAATCAGCCCGTGACTTATCTATAAAAAGTTATGATGACGAGTATTTATATGATGTTGTAAATCCAAATCGTCCAATTGAACTTTGGAATCGATTTGATATTCAAAGGAACCCTCCTGATGTTTTCATTACTAACTATAGTATGTTAAATATAATACTCATGCGTGAGGCGGAGGATAATATATTTGAAGAGACTAGGAGATGGCTTAAAGAAAGTTCAGATCATATATTCCACATCGTTATCGATGAATTGCACTCTTATAGAGGGACCGCCGGTACGGAAGTAGCTTATCTATTAAGATTATTGCTTCAGCGGTTAGATTTACATCCTGAATCTCCGCAAGTTCGATACTTGTGTTCAAGTGCTTCCATGCAGGAAGGTAATCGTTCAAAGAATTTTATTAAAGGTTTCTTTGGTGTATCAGAGACTTATTTTAATGAAAAATTCAAACTTATTGGGGGACCGGAAGATGAAATTGTGGAGGATTTTGAGAAGTTAGATGCAAATGTAATTCTGAAAAGTATTGAAGCTGGAGCAAATATTTTTAAAAAATATAATCTATTAAACTTATTACGTTCAAAAATCCCTAAACCTTTACTTACTAGAGATGTCCTAGCAGAAATTTTTATCGATTCCACAACACCAAACGCCGAATCTGCTTTAAGCGCTATCTTGGAAGAACTTACAAAATTGAAAAGTAATGGCAGTAATGAACAACCGCAAAGAATTCATTATTTTTTTAAAAATGTTGATGGATTGTGGGCTTGTGTTAACAGTGAGTGCAATGCTGTTGAAAGCGTTTTTAGATTTAATAGTCGTACGGTAGGGAGACTTTACAAGCGTCCTGTTAGTCATTGCGAATGTGGAAGTCCAGTGTTAGAGGTTTTAACATGTCGACAATGTGGTGAATTGTACTTTAATGGATTTAAAAAGAAAAATAGTAATGAAAATCAGCTTTACATTGAACGAGGATTTGATGGTGAAGAATATTCTAATATTGTTTTTAAAAACTTAAACGGCTCAGAAATTTTTGAGATACGTGAAGAATATGATTCCAATAAAGAAAATAAATCAAAATGGAAAACTTACGAGTTAGGTGAGAACTTAAATTATGCAAGGCGTTCAAGAGATGGTTTTAATTCAGTTTTTTTTGAAAAAGCGGATAGCTATAAAGCCGTTTATCCAAATGAATGCTTTTCATGTGAGCATAGTTTGGATGAAAATAAATTAGATGAAAATTCTTTTACTCCAATTCACCGTCATTATACAGGGGTACAGAAAGTAAACCAGTTATTAGCAGATAGTTTATTGCGCATTCTTAGGAAAGGCGATTCAAACTTTGCCAAACTCGTTTTGTTTTCTGATTCTCGACAAGCTGCGGCAAAATTGTCTGCAGGAATAGAATTGGATCATTATAAAGACACTATTCGTGCTATATTATACAATCAAATTTCAAGTGGTGATAAGTATTCCCAATATGCAATGCAGAAGCTGGAGGGTATTGAACATTCTGATGAGATAGTTGATGAAATTGAGAACGAAAGAGAAGTTAATTTAACATATAATCGATTAATTAGAAAAATCGAAAAATATCTAAGGAATCCAAAAGAGCAGGCAAGTGAGTATGACTCATTGATTAATGAAATTACAAAAAGAACTGGGATTGAATTCACAAGTCTTATATCCTCAATTGCAGATAAGTTAATTCATATAGGTATTAATCCTGGAGGACCAAAGCATTCGATATCCTTTTTGAATAGAGAAGATGGAGAAAAATGGTTTAAAGGTTTATATGATGAAAGTACCAATCATTTTCTATTTCAAGCTCAGCACAGTAGTCTCGAAAGAGCTATTAAAGATAGTCTAATCTATGAGTTACTAAGCAGCCTTTTTGCTAATGGCCGTCGTTCATTTGAATCTCTAGGTATTGGATTTATTCGCGCTAAAATTGAGAATAACTATGGCTTTAGCGATGATCTTATTCAAAACTCCATAAAGGTGATGGCTGAGTCAGGTTTAGTTGTTGGAAGTCCATATACAAGTAAAAGTTTTCCGAAAAAATTATGGAAGTACTGGCGAGTTGCGTTAGACTTCAAAGGATGGGGGGTGCCGAATGATTTTAAAAAAGCCTTCGAATCTATTTTGCTAGAAAATGAGATAGCTCTAAAAAATTCCAATAATATATCTGGGAGAAATTTATTTATTCACTACACCGAAAATGTCGATATATATTATCACTGCGGAACGTGTGGTAATAACCAGTTCCGTAATTTCGGTAATGTATGTACGAATTGTTTTAATAGAACATTGCAAAAAAAATCAAAAGAGTTTATTAATAGTCTTCTTGAAGAAAATTACTATTTGTTTTTAGCAGAACTATATAAAGATAGCCCTGTTCGCCTTCATTGTGAAGAGCTCACGGGGCAAACAGATGCTTCAGAGGCCCGTATGAGACAACGTCATTTTCAAGGTCGAATGCTTAATGATGAAAAAGAACAATTTGATGGTATCGATCTCTTAAGTGTTACCACTACTATGGAAGCTGGAGTAGATATTGGTGCTTTAAGCGCAGTTATGCTTGGGAATGTTCCACCACAACGTTTTAATTATCAACAACGAGTTGGTCGTGCGGGCAGGCGAGGATTACCGATGTCAATTGCACTTACTGTTGCAAAGGGAAATTCCCATGATCAATCATACTATGCGCAGCCAGAAAGAATGGTATCAGCAACTCCGACAGACCCATACCTAGAAATGGAACAAATGAGTATTATGCTTCGTTTTGTTAATAAAGAGATTTTTTACATAGCTACAAAAAGATGCGGTTTTAAGGGCAAAGATGTACACGGAGCTTTCGGTACAATAGATGATTGGGTTGTTATAAAACCTCTTGTGAAGTCCATAATAGCGCAGTCCGACGTAGTACAAGAAGTAATTGCCAAGTTCAAAGTTGGTACCCAAATAAATAAAACTAGTTTAGAAATTTACGAAACATATTATATAGACTGGATAGATAAGATTGAAAAAGATGTCATTCATAATTTCGAAGATTATCCCCAAAATAATATAGCTGAAAAACTAGCAAATGCAGGAAAGTTTCCAATGTTTGGGTTTCCTACTCAGGTGAGAAGTTTGTTCGAAAAAGAACCAGCAAACAGAAACGAAGAATCACAATTGATACAGCGAACAATGGATCTAGCTATTTCAGAATTTGCTCCTGGTTCTGAAGTTGTAAAGGATAAGCGGATACTCAAATCAGTTGGTGTGATAGGTTATAAAAAAGTAGAGGGGCGAAATAAAATTATTGATGGGAGAGGTTCGTTAGATAAGGTTGTCTTTAAATGTATTTCTTGTAATACAATTTACTCTAAAGAACCAAACGATGTCTTCTGTAAAGTATGCGATGGAGAGCTCAAGCCTTTTCCAGCTATCTCTCCTTTAGGATTTTATGTTGAAGAGGGGGAGATTAAAGACTTTGATGGTCGATTCGAATTTAATGCTAGAAGTGGAGAGGTACAATTAGATCCAGATTCAAATCTTAAGCTTTCTAAAAATGTTATTGGTAACATTTGGTTATATAACAATGCGGAGCCCGATAGTGGTTTGGTCCATATTATAAATGACAACGGCGGAAATCTATTTAAACTAGGAAAATATCGTAAAGAGAGAAAGAATGGTAGTGGTTATGACTCTATTTGGGTGAGCAAGGAAGCATTCGTCAACCGTAAAGTAAATGTAACCGAAGAGCAAGATTATGCATTAATATCGACAAAACAAACTGGAGTGTTAACGTTGACAATTAATGATTTTGGAAATAATAATGAATTTAGATATAATTCGATCTATCAAAAATCTGCTTTTTTATCTTGGGGTTACTTGATAAGGAAATCTATTTGTACTGTATTGGATATTGAAACAAACGAGTTGCAGGTTGGATATAGGATATCTCCCAATACTAAAAAACATGAGGTTTTTATAGTTGAAACTGCTGTGAATGGGGCAGGTTATTGTGGGTATTTAAATGGTGATACTGATTATGATATTGCGAAGAAAGTATTTATAGATCAATTAAGTTCCGAAGGTAAAGATACTGTTTATCAATATTTAATTAGTGAGGTACATGATGATTGTACAGCATCATGCTATGATTGTTTACGAGATTACTATAATCAAAACCATCATAGCTTATTAAATTGGAGATTAGCTTTAGATCTAGCTCAATTGGCAAGGGACTCATCAGTTGAATTAAATTTTTCACAGCCCTATTGGAAACAGTACTTCACAAAATACCTTGCATCGTTGGTTATGAAAAAGTATGATTCATCTCTTTATGAAAAAGATGGCTTTTATTATTTTATGAAAAATGAACAAAAAACACTCATTATTCATCCTTTTTGGAAAAGAGATTATGTTAACGAGATTCGTTTAGCGCATAGTTTTATAAATGATGTAGTAATTAATGAATTGAAATAATTGAAATTAATGTTATGAAAGGGAAATACAATCTTGATAAGTTTAATCAGAACGCAGATGAAACAGAGGTTTTGTTTATTGAAAGAGTAAATCTAATGTTCCAAAATATTGAAGAACGCATAGATAAAGATGAAGAAGTTTCAGAAGGTGAAATTTTTCAATTATGCTCATATGTCTATGTATCAGATAGAAATGTTTCAGAAAAGGTATACAATAAGTGTAATAATTTTTTGTTTCGAAAAATGTATTTAACATACTTCTTCGATTTAAGCGGAGGGTCAAAGTATTTTAAGCCATTAGGATTGAAATTAGTAGAAATACCAATAGAAATTGCACAAAGTGAACTTAAATATTTAAGCGAGGATGCCTTGCAATGGGAAAGTTTTTTAAGTAAAACTCAAACTGATGCTTTGGTAATTGAAGCAAAAAGAGAGTACGATTTTGAACTGAAACAATTTAAGAAAGAATGTCCTGAATATAAGAATAAGTTTATTTTTGGTGGAAGACGGATTTATGAGGAGGGTAAAAAGCAAATTCTTTTACAGAATAAGTATATATATTTATCATGCAAAGAACTTTTAGAAAACTATAAAGCAGAAGATCTTAAAATGAATTTAAACAATAGGGAAATAGTAATGAATGAATTTTCATTTTTTCATATTTACAACAGACATTTTGGAGAATCTTCGAAACCTTATCGAAGTAAAAAAAGTTTTCATATTGAGTCTGCAGATTTTCATCCAAACTATTTGAATATCCAACTTAAAGATGTTTTCCATGATATTGATAGATCCGGATATTTAAGTAGAAATAATCTGAAAGAAATTTTTTTCAAAATTTATACTGAAAATAATGTGATACTTTATAAAATATATACTACATCCAATGATTTTGTTTCAAACATTTTAATTTCTACTTTTTTTCCTATTGAAGATATTAATGTTTTAAATGATATAGATAATAGGTTGAATTATGTTCGAATTAACGAAGGACTAGGAGTGTACTATTAATTGTTAATATAACTACTGTCTTATACTGAAATAGGTTTACATATACCGAACAGATTACTATATATATTTTACATTCTATTTCTTTCTACTGCATATGGTTGTCATTGTCTTTTTTCTTACTGTTATCAGTTGTCCGTTGCCTAGCCACTGTTTCCCTCATTTTGATGCGGAACTTTTTTGCATCCGGACTACGTCGCTGAAAGAGTCCAGGAGCATTTTGGTTCTTCCATTCCTGATGTGCCTGCTGTGGAGACATCATGTTGCAGGCCATATGTGGCCTAAAATGATTGTATATGTTGACTGCTTTGACCAGCTGGTTAAGCGCAGTTTTGTAGTCTGGAAAAGTCTCGGCCATCCGATATTCGTTTTTTAGGATACCATTTAACCTTTCTGCCACAGCATTGTCGTATGGACTTCCGGATTGTGTCATGCTTATGGCAATACCGTTTTCTTGCAATATACTGATATAATTTGTGCTGCAATATTGGATACCTCGATCCGAATGGTGGGTCAGAATGTTCTGTGGGTACATCCTATGCGCTATGGCCATCCGGAGCGCTGATATACAGGCCTGGGCTGTTGGTCTGTGAGTAAGTTTGTAGCCCACGATCTTTCTGGAATAGGCGTCTGTGATCAGACACAGGTAGATCCATTTGTCCCGGATGCGTATGTAGGTGATGTCACTCACCCATATCTGTTCGGGATGCAGGGCTTGCCTACGTTGCACAAGATCGGGCCACTTTTTGAAACGGTGGTCTGATTGGGTCGTGATGGCATACCTGCGTTTGCACTTGACCAAAAGGTCATTCTCACGCAACAGCCTAAAGAAAGCGTCTCTTCCCAGCCCAATCATCGCGCTGCCCATTTCTTTGGTCAGTATGCTGCGAAACTTAAGGGCACCCATGCGATGGGAGTCCTTCCGTATTTCTCGTACCCTGGCCAATACAAGTCCGCTACGAACGGAATATTCCTGCTCTCTGCCCATATATTTATAATAGGACTGCCTAGTTCTGCCAAATAGTCCACAAAGTCTAGTGACCGAAATATTCTGGTAACACGACTTCATTTCTTGGACGATTTGGCCCCAGACTTTTTTACCAACCCAGCCCCATGGAGCTCCTCCGCTTTTTTGATCAGTATCTCCAGGGCGGTAATCTTGAGGTTTGCCTCAAAAAGCTCATCCCTGAGCTCTTGTTCATTTTTTATCCCGGGATCTTCCGAATCTACAATCTGTGGAACTTCCAGATCTAGATTGCTTTCCCACTGCTGGTACCATTTCATAAAATAACGAGGAGTCGCTTCTCCCGGAAGATTGTATTTCTCTGCAAGTTGGGAATAACTAAACTTGCCTGTTAGGTACTCCCTGGAAACTAAGATCTTGAAGCTGTCGCTGTAAACTTGTTGTCCCCCTGATTTACGTTTTGTCATACGCTGTTTCATAATACTAAATTTAAGGTTTTAATATTCGGTTTTTGTAAACCTTTTTCAGGAAGGGACAACACTAAAATGAACATTGAAACACAAATGAGAGCGTTACGCCTACACGGTATGGAACGTAACTGGAAAGCTCTGAACGAAACACGCCGGAGCACTGAACTCACTCTTTCTGAAGGGTTAACCCTATTGTTGCAGGCAGAAGCAGATGAAAGGGACGAAAAGCGGTTTGACCGCCTTAAGCAGAATGCGGGGTTCCGCTATCAGGCTTCAATAGAAGAGATAAACTTGGTAGCTACCAGAGGGTTGGATAAGGGAATGATCACTGCCCTAGCTACGGGCGAGTACATCAAAAAAGGAGATCCGATACTGATCAGTGGCGCTACAGGCTGCGGGAAGAGTTTTCTAGCCTCTGCCTTAGGTCATCAAGCTTGTGCACAAGGTTATAAGGTACTGTACTTTAATCTGCAAAAGCTACTTCTAAAGACGAAAATGGCTCGTTTGGAAGGTACGCTACATAAGTTAATGGATAAAATATCAAAAACAGACCTTCTTATTATTGACGATTTCGGCCTGGTAAACCTAGACCAGCATCAAAGATTGGACATGATGGAAATAATTGAAGATAGACATGCTAAGGCATCTACAGTGATTGCAAGCCAGCTACCGGTTGGTATGATGTAA